TATATTACCAAAAAGTATTCTAAAGGTTTCAGGTCCACCTTCGGTATAAAGTAATGAGCTTGTGTCTTGTAATTCTAAATCGTATTTAGCGGTACTAAACCCATAGCTATTTGTGGTAGAGGCTGGTAACAAAAATGTTATTTTACCATCGGTCGTTGGTGTCTCAATAAAAAGCTTATAGGTAGAATAATCAGAATTTTCTGATGAAAAAGTTTGCGTAACATTTGTATTAGTTTTCCAAACGAGTCTAGCACAGTAATTGGCTAAATCTATTGCTGTACCGTTTGAATCTTTATAGATCAAAGACATCCTAAACGATGATCCTTGCTCTATTTTAAAGTCATATTGACTAGCTGCCATGGCTTACCTCACAAAAGTAGTATATAATTAAAAATACACCTTTTAGCAAAAAAAAAGGGCTGGTTTTACCCAGCCCC